AAGCTTTATGAGAATGATACCGGCGCTACTGATGCCAACGGCATACCTGCTCATTCCATCGCTGCCATTGTGGAAGGTGGGGATGTCACTCTGATAGCTCAAACTATCCGAGGTAAGAAAGGTCAGGGTGTAGGAACGTTTGGCAGCACAACCACTCAGGTCGCTGACAAATACGGAAACCCGCATAACATCAGCTTTTCACGGCCATCTAAAGTGCCGATTTACGTGAATATAGTGTTGAAAGTATTTACAGGATATACCACACAAATCGGTGAGCAGATTAAGCAGGCAATAGCCGACTACATCAACTCGCTGACGATCGGGGATGACGTCTTACTCAGTCGCCTGTATTCGCCTGCCAACCTCGGAGTGGTCAGTGGCGGCAATTCTCGTTATTACGACATCAACAGCCTGCAGATAGGCAAGTCAGCCGGTGCCGATTCAGCCTCAAACATCATCATCGCCTATAACGAATCGGCCACCTGCAGTACATCAAACATCTCTATCACGGCATCGTCATGAGCAAATATACCGACCGTATAACCAACTATCACAGGGGGAAGCCCCTGTTTGTTGAGCACGTTGATTTATCGACCCGGCCACTTAGCGATGTAGCGGCCGCGATGTATGGCCTGATTACAGCGTTTGATATTGATGAGGCAATCGGCGTTCAGTTAGATGCGCTGGGTGAATGGATTGGCAGAAGCAGGATAGTGAGTCAGCCAATATCGGGCGTGTATTTCTCATTCGATACTGCCGGGTTGGGATGGGATCAGGGTGTATGGCAGGGTCCATATGACCCTGATGCCGGTTACACCAGCCTCAGTGATGACACTTACCGCATCATCCTGAAAGCAAAAATAGCCATCAATAACTGGGATGGAACCAACGACAGCCTGCCTCAGATTCTGGATACCGCGCTCAAAGGGTCCGGCCTCAGCATGCAGATCGTCGACAACCAGGACATGACAATCGGGGTATGGGTCTTCCCTGATACTGATATCAGCAATGTGTCTCTGGAGCTTATAGCAGCAATACGACAGGGCTACCTGACGGTTAAGGCAGCTGGCGTCTACGCCGGAAGCATTTCAACTCCATCAGTAATCACACCTTCAACGGGAAACAAGTTCTTTGGCTTCGATCTCGACAACCAGTACATCGCCGGATTTGATGATGGCGCTTGGGAGAAAAAATTATAATGGCAACTAATGACTTTAAACCCTTCGCTGTTGGATCTGGCGCGAACGTAACCAGCCAGTCTGATTATGAAGCACTGGCAGCGTTGATCACCGGATTTCAGTCAGGGAAGGCAAGCTCCGCCCAGATAAACAAAGCTATCAGGCAGTCATCTGTCATGTCTTCCGTTCTGGCGCAGTTCATTTCAGATAGCGCATCGGTCGATGTTTTGGATAACGGTAATACCGCATCCCTCCTAGCTAACCTGAAGACTGCACTTAATTTAATCGCGCAGGGTAGATTAACCGCGGTAAGAGTTTTTACTGCATCAGGCACCTATACGCCCACGGCAGGAACAAAAAGGATTAAGGTAACTGTGATTGGAGGCGGTGGTGGCGGTGGCGGATCTGCGGCAACAGATGCAAATACACGTAGCTGTGGCGGCGGTGGCGGTGCGGGCAATAGCGCGATTTCGATGTTAGACGTTTCATCTCTAAATTTGCCGGTATCTATCAATGTTGGCACGGCTGGTGCAGCGGGAGCTGCTGGTGGCGGCTCGGGCGGTAATGGCGGTCAAGGTGGGACTACAACATTTGGCTCCTACCTAAATGCGACAGGCGGTTTTGGCGGTGGTGGCGGATCTCTTGCGTCAGATTCATTAACCGCGGTTACAGCAAACGGTGGAACTAGTGCGGCGCCGACATCAGGCAACATCCTCAATCAAAGAGGATCAGCGGGCCTTCAGGGAATTGTCGGCAGCAATGCAATTGTATCTGGTGCTGGCGGGGCATCCAGCTTGGGTGGCGGCGGAAACCCTGTTGCCGTTGGGGCATCCACGGCTGGTGAAAACGGAATCTATGGCGGCGGTGGCTCTGGAGCTATATCAATCAAATCATCATCGATTGGCCGCGCTGGCGGAGCAGGCGGTGTCGGCGTCGTTGTTATTGAGGAGTACGCATAATGGCAAACTATGCTCTGGTGCAAGATAAAAGAGTGGTCAACACAGTTGTGTGGGACGGAGAGGAAGAAGTCAGCTTCGGAAATGACGTTTTAGCCGTGCTGATTCCCGATGATGAGGCTGTCAGTATCGGTTATTCGTATGATGGAAAGAAGTTTACAGCCCCTGCTCTTACGGATGAACAAAAGGCTGCCCAGGACGCCGCGGTTGCATCTATGAATATTACTCTGAAATCCACCCTCATGAATGATGCCAGTCAGCGTATAAGCGTACTTCAGGATGCGGTGGACCTTGAGATGGCTACCGATGATGAAACGAAGGCGTTGCCATTATGGAAGAAGTATCGAGTCTTACTTAGTCGAATAAATGCTGATATCTCCAGCGCTATTACATGGCCAGAAAAACCAGCATTTTAATTTAATGCAGCGTATTTCCTTGTAACTTCCTTCCAATTTTAATAAATGGCAACTCGACAAGCTTGTGCAATATGTATGCAAATGCAATTGCTAAAATCGTCGAGGTAACAAGCTTGGTCAGGTTGCCAGCATCGCTCCAGAAAAATGGAGGGTGTTCAAGAAGGAGATACATTATAAAAAAGTGTGTGATATATATAGAAAATGATATATCACCGAGAAAAGTTAATATGCGTGAATTAAATGTATTACCGTTGGCTTCGTAAATGATTATTGCCATAAATAATGGCAGTGCAATTAAGTAGAATTTAGTCAGCCCGGACCCATAAACGATATGAGAGAAGTAAAGCCACCCTGAAAAGGTAATCAGCACCAAGATAACAGGATAGGCCTTTGCTGGATTAAGTTTTAACCAGTCACGTTTGAACGCTTCGCATAGCCACATACCAAGCAGGAACTCCAGGTGGAGGGAAGTACTAAAGAACTTCAAGGCATGATCGGCATATGAGCTGTCTCCGATAGCAGCCACATAGCTGGAGTTAAGCGACATAGAACCGGTAAAGGTGAGTTGAAGCAGGAAAACCTGAGCTAACAGAATAGCTGAGGCTATGAGCACCCGGTGCTTATGATTTATCATCATCGCTAAGCCAAAAATAAAGTAAAACCAGATTTCGTAAGAAAGGGTCCACGCAGGGCCAATAAAGTTAAAATCAAACTCTGGGGCTGGCTTATTGTAGTCCTGAAGGATAAATAAACCTGATTTAACCATGCTCCATATCGGGTGAACATTATATCTTACCAAGAAAATGGAAGAGACTATTAATATGAAAAGGAAAAGAGGGTATATTCTGAAGAATCGCTTTAGAAAGAAATTGCCTACGCTGCCATTCCTTTCCGTAACATAAGAAATTATAAATCCACTTATCAAAAAGAAAAGGTCCACACCAAACCCACCATTCAGGAAAGCTGTGTTAAAAGGTTCAATTTTCCCTATATACATAAAAGAATAGTGGAACATCACAACAAGTAGCGCTGCGAATCCTCTTGTGTAGTGAATGCTTTTTAACATATTTAATCCGAAGCGGTAGTTATGGGAAACATAGCATTAACTAATCTCTGTCCTTAATTTATATAAAGCAAGAGGTTGCAACCCTTGCTTTATAAATTATTCAGAGCTTAGTGTGCTATATGCTATCCTTCTTCTGGCAACAATTGATGCTCCCATTTTTCTTGTTGGGACTTCAATCACCCTATAGTTAAATTCAACCAATAACCAAGTTATAACAATGCTAGTCAAGGTGATTGAAAAATCAATAAGTATATCTCCATGCGGCGCAATACCCTGAGAGGCAAACTGCCTAGCGAAAATCTCCTGAGTTATAAATATTGCCGGCATGTGTATGACATACAGTCCATATGACCTGTTTCCGATATATATCATCGGTTTTCTGATTATATTTGGTGTGTTTATTTCACCACGGTTAAAAGAAGCCATATAGATAATAAAAAAGCTTATTAAGGCTATCGTGCCAACCATAAAGGATGATTCCCAGAGAATCCTGGGTGTTATGATTAACAATGTAATGCAAGTTGCCATTAATAACCTAGGCCGATTAAATTTTTCTTTTATTAAATCTCTTAGTCTTGCATACCCACTATGAGAAGAAAGAATAGCCAGAATCACACCATACGAGATGGAATCGACCCGAAAATTAAAAGACAAAAAACCCTGTCTTTTTATAAAGAACAAAGTGGCACATATTGTTAATAGAAATAAAACTCTATACTTCTTTGAAACCAAAATTAGAAAAAAAGGGAATGCAAAATAAAATTGTTCTTCTAGGTTCAGTGACCAGAATGGAGCTAATGTCGGTGGTATTCCAGCCTCATTTACAGACTTGACATACCAATTGTAATTATAAGTTAGAACCGAAAGCGCCTGCTTGAGGTTTTCATGGTATATACCAAATGCACCTGAGCTATTGAATTGGCTGGAAAGAATAACTACAGCGACAACCCAAAATATTGAAGTTGGTAAAAGGCGGAAAGCCCTTTTTATAAAAAAATCCTTAATGACAACGCTTGTTTGTCCTTTTACTTTCTTACTCTCGTCTAACTTGTTTATCAGAGCCTTACCAACTACAAAGCCTGATATGCAAAAGAATAAATCAACACCGGTCCAGAAGGTAAGATACTGTGAGATCCAGCTGAAAAATGGGTGATTGCTCCAGAAATAAAGTGATGGGTAGTGTTGAAATAGCACCATGGTGATAGCTATGCCACGTAGCATCTCAATATCAAGGTTAATGCGGGTGTTAGTCATCGATGATCCAAAGAGGACGGTTATGTAAGCTTGCATCGCAAGTTCAGTTTTAGGAGCGTAATCATAAAATGATTAGTCTGCTTAATCAAATGCATTGAGAGTATTCTGAAGCATAACAAGGCCATTGACCGGGCAATGACTCAACCGCGCCTCTCTGAGCAGGCTACGGGGTGGGTTTTGTCAGGGTAGGTCATCATCACAACAGGAACCAGGCGGGAGGCAAAAAATTACCCACCCCCGAGGCGGGTGGCGGGCATAATTTGTGGTGGAGCCAGTGATACTCTTTTGAGGCATCTCATGATTGTGACGAGGTTTAAGGCGAGCCAGCCAT